AAAACAGACATTGAGCAGACAATAGCAGAAGCAAGGACAAATGGATATTTTGATACATCGTTTGCTTCTCATATCGAAGACCTGAGAAGTGGAATCTATAAATCGCTTGACATTGGATGGGATAATCTGTCTAAATCCAAGTGGTTGCAAGGTGGAACAGTAACAACCTTATGTGCGAAGCCTGGAGTTGGCAAAACATGGTTTGTTCATAACCTGAGTATTAAGTGCATGGAAAGAGGAATAAAGGTAGCGAACATACAGTTAGAGGATAGCAAGGACTACCATATTGATAGAATTCTTATGGCGATGGCGGGGATCGAGAATGACCCAGATAGGATCACGGAAGCAGACATAAGAAAAATGCAGGAATATAAAACCTATATCAATGACATATCAAAGATCATCATTACCCCTGAGTTTAATAAATGTTCATTGATCGACATAGCCGAGCTAGTAAAGCAAAAGGCAAGCGATGGATGCAAGCTGATCATAGTCGATTCCGTTTCTGTTGCAGAAAGGTCACCAAAGAACTCGTGGGTAGATGACCAAATATTTGTGAACAAAGTAAAGATGGTTACGCAGGTCTTTAAGTGCAGGGTAATCCTAGTGACACACCCTAAGTCAACTGCGACAGGAACAGATAGGGACGGAAAGGCAACTACAAACATGAGCATGGATACCTTAGCAGGGGGAACAGCATATCAAAGGCTCTCACAAACCATTCTATGGCTTCACGAGGTTCCATTAGGGACAACTGCAGCAGATATGCAGAGTACAGGAAATAGGGCTGTTTCCATTCTAAAGGCACGTAATAAATCAGAGAAGACGTTAAGCAATAAAATACTATTTGACTTTGATCGGGCGCGATTCAGCGATATGGGGTTCTTTTAATGGAGAAGGAATGTAAACACTAAAATTATACCGAAAGAATGAGAGATTAAGGTATATTTTCTGTATCCTTTTTACATTTTCGAGGTAATTTTATGGCAAATGCAGGAAAGAAAACCAAGTCGGATCAGCCAAAAAAGGGCAAGCCATGCTAAAGAATCTCCGCATTGAGCACAATGTTCCTTGCGACCAGGCTCCATTTGTCGGTGATGAGGAATTCTGGAATGATCTTCCTAGCTTTACTGTTCCTATGGCTTTGCCTTATGGTTTGGCGTTGGCTTTCAATGTAAAGGGGCCAACTGATGAGCTTACTGGACAGCCCAAATTCGTTCGTTTCCTTCGTTCGTACGATATTGAAGGTGATACGTTTATTGATCGCGTTGATTGTTTCATTAGTCCTCTCAATGATTGTTTCAAGAATCCGATCGTTGACGATATGGGATTAGAAGTCACGAGCGAATCAGACGAGACTCTTGTGGTAAGTCCAGAAGCGAAAGCAGAACCAGTAATTGAAGATTGATTGCATGGATGACTCCAATCTACCTGCTCCGATCCGCAAGCTGATGCGCCTCATCGAATCTGGCGTTTCGATAACCGAGGCGCATGGGATTGTAAAGTCTCAATACGGCGACAGCGACGACCTACTTAAAACCGTAATTTGCGTGCGTAGAATCCATGAAGAGTTCGGAAATATTTGATCGTGAGAACCGAGTTTTTGTATCATTAATCCGACAAGGAAACCAGAACGCCCTGCGGTTGTTATACCTTCGCAACCGAAAGGCCGTCTGGAAGATTCTCTGTCGAAAATATCCTAGGGATTGGGTCGAGGCCCAGTCTTTTTTCTTTTTGGTTGACTGCGTTAGGCTATTCGATGAAACCAAGAAGATTAAGTTTGTTACTTATTGGCTTAATCATTGCAAATTGAAAGCCAATCATGCATGGGAATGCGAAGTGAACCTAATCCGCTATCCATCAAAACCGACTCACAAGCGGAATAATCCAAATAGAGGTGAACACGTTCTTTTTATGGAAGGTAAACCAGGCACTATTGAACAGATCGCAAGGGAAATAAGGTTATGAATAAAACAACCAAGAAACCAGGGAACCCATCAGGGATCATCGTTTCAAATAAAACAGTCAATCCAGTTGGAAGGCCATCAAACTATAAACCTGAGTATTGCCAACAGGCGATTGAGCTTGGGAAGATCGGAAAGACGATGGTTCACATCGCCAATGCTTTCGGAAAAACGAAATCCGTACTTCATTTCTGGATGGATGAACACCCCGAATTTGCAGAAGCGATTGCTCTTTCAAAGCAACTCAATGAAGCATACTGGCTTGATCTTGCTGACTCACGGGCTAACGGATTGCACCAAGGATCTGATGTGCTCATCAAATTCATGCTCTCGGCTGCGCATGGATACCGCGAAAAGATGGATGTCAAGAGCGAATCGTCTGGAAGCGTTACCTTGATTGGATCGGCTGCAGACATCATCAAATCGGTTGCAAATGCAGAATCAACAGATACCCCTAACGACTGACAACCTAGTTTATCTAGTCGAAACCTACAGGAATGATCCTCGTGGGTTTATTGTTGACGTTTTGTGTATCCGTAAATTGGATGAGTGGCAGGAACAACTACTGCAATGGATAAAAGAAGGTGAAACACGAATCGCTATTGCTTCATGCAATGGATCAGGTAAAACATTCATCACATCTGCCATTGAACTATGGTGGCTTGTCACTCATCCATCCGCGACTATTTCGGTATGCTCGGCAACCTATGCGCAGTTGATTGAAGTCCACATGAGAGAGCTTCGTAGTCACATAAAGAACAGTTTGATTGTGGATTACTACGATACATGCGCGATTGACCGTATTAGGCTTCCTGGCTCTGGTGATGAGGCTTTCATATCTGCAGTATCGAATAATAAGACCCGACCCGAAGGCATTGCTGGTAGACATCATGGATCACTGCTTACTATCTTCGATGAGGCATCTGGCATATCTCCAGAAATCTACATGTCTCAAGAGGGGAATATGTCAACTGATGGAGCGGTGTGGATCTGCATAGGCAACCCAATCAGTTCCGGTACGGCATTCCATGAGATATTTAAGACCGACCTGAGATGGCGTACTATGCACATAGATGCACGTAAGTGCCTGTACACTGACAAGCTATGGGTGCAAGGCATGATCGACAGTTACGGGCTGGATGATGACCGTGTACGCGCCCGTATCCTGGGTGAGTTCCCTAGGGGTTCTGTTAATTCATGCGTTGCTGAATTTGATTACGATGAGGCTGAAAAGCGAGGGCAAAAAGCAGACGAAGGAACCGCTATTGTAATTGGCCTTGATGTAGCTACTGCAAGAGGCAAGGATTCTACCGTTATATCTGCTCGTAAAGGGCTAGAGCTTATCGATGTGCGGGAAATCGTGCATACCGATAACATTGACCTAGCGGATCAGGCCGAAGCCTATTTCAAGCGTTATAATGCCCGCGTGATCTGCATTGACTACACAGGCGGTTTTGGTGCTGGTCCAGGGGACATTCTAGCTAGGGTTCTTCCTGTTGGCTCTGTTAGAGAGATCCAGTTTGCAGGGAGATCCACTGACCCTACTCGGTGGATCAACAAGAGGGCGGAACTTTGGGCGAAGTATGGGGAATGGATCAAAAAGGCAAGCATTCCGAAGCTACGAGAGTTAAAATCTGATAGTTGCGGTCTTGAATACTGGATCAATGCCAAGGGTCAATACCAGGTAGAGGGCAAGGACGACTATCAGCATAGAACCCGCAAAGGCTCCCCTGACTGGGGTGATTCTGTATGTTGCTCCCTTTATGTTGATATCGAATCAGCGAACAGGCCAAAGGCATCTGCTGAGAACGTGATTGCTAGAATGAGGGCTGTAAGCGGTGGAAGCTGCTGGGTTTGAGTGAAACGTATAATTATACGTAATGATGGAAAATAATGAATCCCATGAAATCACAGAGTCAGAAGACGAAAAGAAACTTAAGATATTAGCTCAGGCTAGAGAGCGTCTATATTCGTCTAATACTGGCTGGGACTTCATTGTTCAGAGAATGAAGGATGACCTTGAGTTCTCATCTGGAAAGCAATGGGATTCAGCAACTGAGAAAATGCGCGATGGACGGCCTAGCCTAGTCCTAGACAAGACAAAAAAGTTTATTGACAAGGTAACAGGCGCATACCGCAATAACCCTCCAGGGATCAATGTAAGCCCCAAGCGCGACGCGTCAATGGCAACCGCAGAGGCTTACGAGTGCTATATCCGTAACGTCATCACCCAACCCGCTTCACGAGCTGCAATTGAAACAGCTGGTGAACACGCTGCAATCTGCGGTTACGGCTGGATCCACCTAAATTACGATTACGAGAGCGAAAAATCATTTGATTTAGTTCCATACCTTGTCCGTATTGACGATCCACGAGCTATCCGCATTGACCGCGCATCTGTTGAAGCCGATGGATCGGATACGATGTGGGGTTTCCGCTTGCTCCGTATGGACATCAGCGAAGCCAAAGAAAAGTACGGGGAGGATGTAAGCGCATGGGATTCAATACCGCAACAGTATACTGACCAATGGGTAGATGACCAACAACTCATCCTTGCTCAATATTGGTGGATCGATGAGGTAGAGGATACACTGGCTAAATGCCTTTTAATCAACGGGACTTCAAGAACATATTTCATGTCCGAAATTGAGTTTGATCAGTCTATTTCGATGCAGATTCAGAGCATCATTAATCAAAGGCCGTCAAAGCGCAAGGTATGCAATTACGCATTTCTGAGCGGTGCTGGTGTGATTGAAACACGTGAATGGCCTTCATGTGACATTCCCCTGGTTCCTGTCTATGGCCGTCAAACTTGGCAAGATAATAGGCAGTTCTACTCTGGTCTTATCCGTCCTTTGATGGATGCACAGAGGCTCATCAACTACTACAGCTCGACTATTGCCGAGGTCACAGCCCTTTCTCCGCGGGTTCCATTCATTGTTGCAGAGGGTCAGGATGAGGGATACGAGTCAGACTGGCAACTCTACACTGTTAAAAATCTTCCTACCCTTAAATATCGCCCTGTTTCTCTTAATGGTGTTGCTGTTCCTCCCCCTTCAAGGTCTTCGCAAGTTGGCGACCTTGCTCCGTTGCTCCAAGCGTTAACCGCAACGACTCAAGACCTTACGGACATTTCAGGCATCTATGAGGCTTCTTTAGGCCAGGATAGCAACCAGAAATCAGGCGTTGCGATCCGTGAGGCTTCCAAGAATTCCGACCAAGTTGTAGCTTTATTTGGTGACAACCTCAAGCGTTCCGTTGTCCGTGTGTCCCAGATGATCGTGAATATGATGCCCAACATCATTAGCGAAGATCAGACATTGAAACTACGTCATGAGGACAACTCTGAATTTCTGATCAAGCACAGCAAGACCAGTCCGCAGATAGAAAAGAAGCTCGGAATGGATGAGGAGGAAATCATTGATTTCACCTCTGGTTGTTTTGATATCAGCATTGAGTCAGGAGCAAGCTACAGCACAAGACGACAGGAAACATCTGCTGCAATGATGGAATTGATGAATGCGTTACCAGACATCCAACGTGCTGCAATCGCTCCCGAAGCCGTTGCATCCCAAGATTGGGTAGGTTCCGAGCGGTTGGCTAAAATTCTGCGTCTTACGTTGCCTCCTGATTTACAAGCAAGCGATGATGAGGAAAAAGAAATCGATCCACAGGCCAAGAGCCTTTTGGATGGCATGAAGAATGAGATTACCATCCTGAATCAAGAGACTCATGAAAAGGACTTGAAGCTCACAGAGATGCAGGACGCAATCAAGCAGTTAACACTCGCTGTTGAAAATACGCAGATGAGCGACGCCACTAAAGAGCGCATTGCGGATAAGAAAAATTACACGGACCTGCTCCTAAAGCAGATGGATGTCGGATCTCAGGAAGACATTGCAGCAGCCCGTGAGCTATTCAAAAAGAATATTGAAGACGATAAGCGCGATCATGAAGCATCTAAAATTCGTCTTGACGCAGCTATGAAAATAGCCGATCAGTTTTTGGACGGTCACAGCATGAACCGTGGTGAAAAGTCACCGAATCATGTCGTAATGGATACCAGTCTACCAAGGACTGATGTCTGATTCAGGTCATCACCCTGATTGTGATGAATAACTCATAGAAAAGGAGCGAATCATGAGAACGCAAAACATAAGAGAAGCAATGCAGACGGAGCTATCAAAGGAAGATATTCCTGAAGTAACCCCAAAGACAGAAACCACCGAAGTGAAAGCAGAAGGTGAGCTTGAAACGGTTAAGACTGATACTGATCCAGGTGATCAGGAACCCGATGAAACCAGTTTCGAGGATCGCGCTGAATACAAAAAAGCGTTGAAGGAATGGACTAAGAAGCAAGCGGAATCAGAGCTAAGGGAAGAGCATAAGAGGGTGACAAGCGGGTATCATGCCGACCTCATGAAGTCAAGGGCGAAAGCTCGTGAACTCAATCAAAGGTTGCAGGAAATCCAAGCGAACCAAGCGCCAATGCAGAAGCCCGTAAAACCTGATGTAAGCAAGTACAGCGACCCTGAACAGTATGCGAATGATGTTGTGAAATACGACCGTTTGGAACGCGAACAAGAAGCACGAACCAAGGCCGAAAGCGAAGAACGTCAGCAGATGGAGTCAAGTGAAATTGATGACATTTGGGCGCATAATGCAAGCAAGTGCGGTATTGATGACATTGAGCAGATTATTGAACACGTACAGAAAACTAATCTCCTTGCGCCCTTGTCTACAAAGGTGAGAGAAGATCTAGTGCTAAGCGCAGCGGGTCAACATATGCTTAAATTCCTTGCAATGAATCCTCATATTGTCGATGAGATTGCTGATAGCCAGAATCCACGGGTCGAGATGAAGAAGCTCGAAACGATGATGATTGCAAGCATTGCTAAAAGTCAGAGTCAAGCGTTAGCTCCAAAAGTTGCCGAGCCAATCAAAGAATCTCAACCAGTTCAAAAATATGCTCCTGTCACAGCCCCTAAGACTATCGTGAGCCAAACAAATTCAGGTTCTAAGCAGCTTGCGGGTGCTTCTAGTATGGAGTCATTCATGCAAGCCCGTAAAGCCCTGAAACGACGATAAACCACATGGACGAATCCAGTAACCAATCTAGGACTCGTCTTTTTTAAGGATAAATGAATCATGGCAAATACATTACTTACGATTACCGATATCACCCGCGAAGCCGTTGCCGTTCTGCATGAACAGCTCCAACTCGCAAAACATGCAGTACGGAAATATGAAGACCGCTTTGGGAAGAATGGATCCAAGGGTCAGATCGGTACAAGCGTTGCAATCCGCAAGCCCCCCCGCTATCTCGTGGGAAAACTGGCCTCCATCTCTGGTTTGAGCGGTGATTCCGTTGAAGACTCCGTAACCTTGAATGTAACGAATCGCCGGAATGTGCGTCTTACTTTCAGTTCTCAGGATCTTTCCTTGTCTGTCACCGACTTTAGCAAGCAATTCTTACGTCCAGCGATTTCCCGTCTGGCTCGTGAAATCGACTTGGTTGGTTTTGCGTTGTGCAAGTATGCGCCTCAAACCCGCGTTACACATGATGTAACGACCGCAATTGCTTTCCTCGACTATGTGACCGTCAATGCTCGTCTGACTCAGCAGTTGGCACGTGAGGACGAACGCAAGCTCTTTGCGGAGGCAGTCACCCATGCAATCGTGGTCGATGCGAACAAGGGACTTTTTCAGTCATCCACCGAAGTCGAAGACCAGTATCTCAAAGGATACATGGGAATCTCTGGTGGCTTTACATGGATCAGTTCACAGAACGTTTCCTCTATTGCATTCCCTGCCGTTCCTGCCCAAGCTCTCGGTACTCTTTCCGCCATCGGTGTGGAAGGTGCGCAGCTCATTGCTGTTACTGGTGGAACTGCTAACGGTGTCATCATGAACGGACAGGGCTTTACCGTTGCCGGATGTTACGCAATTGATCCAGAAACACAGGCACAGCTACCATATCTCTATACGTTCATTGCATACGCCCCAGCAACCGACTCCATTACTGGAAGTGGTACTGAGATCGCTGTCACTCTGAATGGTTCTGGTGTTGGCAACATTCCTATCGCAAGCAAGATGTATACCTCTGCTACATCTGGTCCAACCTTGGCAAACATTAGCGTACTTCCAGCCTCTGGTAATGCAGCAACCCGTACCGAAACGGGAACCATTGCAGCCAATTCCACATCTCCAATCGCTTTCGGTATCCAGTCGGATGCCTTGGCATTGGCGGTGATCGGCCTTGAGGTTCCTGGCGGAGTGGATATTGGTGCAGCGGAATCCTTCGAAAATATCGGTCTTCGCATTGTGCGTCA